TTTGCTGCTTTTTCTTCAGCCGCTTTCTTTTCAGCAGCTGCTTTTTCTTCAGCAGCTTTCTTTTCAGCGAGAGCCTTGTCTTTTGCTGCTTTTTCTTCAGCATCTTTCTTTTCAGCGAGAGCCTTGTCTTTTGCTGCTTTTTCTTCAGCCGCTTTCTTTTCAGCAGCTGCTTTTTCTTCAGCAGCTTTCTTTTCAGCGAGAGCCTTATCTTTTGCTGCTTTTTCTTCAGCCGCTTTCTTTTCAGCGAGAGCCTTGTCTTTTGCTGCTTTTTCTTCAGCCGCTTTCTTTTCAGCAGCTGCTTTTTCTTCAGCAGCTTTCTTTTCAGCGAGAGCCTTGTCTTTTGCTGCTTTTTCTTCAGCAGCTTTCTTTTCAGCAGCTGCTTTTTCTTCAGCAGCTTTCTTTTCATCTACTTTTTTTTCTTCAATGTTTAATTTAACACTATTTTCCTCTTTTTCTTTAATTTTTTCTAGTCTTTTATTTTTAGCTTCTTCTATTCTTCTTTTACGATCGGTATCTGACATTTATATAATTATATTATATAATATTAATCTAATTATTTTCTGAATAATTATTAAATATAGTATAATATGAATGATAACATTCGCCACTGCAGAATCCCCTAAATTTATATGAAGTTGGATAAAAATCATAATTACAATTTTTACATTTCATAGGAATAAATAATATGTAATTCATAATTATATATTATTGTATAATTCTTATTTCTTTTTTTTTAACTTTTTAATTTTTCTTTTTCTAGTTTTTCTTTTTTTTCTAAATTTTCTTTTATTAGTTTTCTTTTTTCCTCCTTTCATATTTAATATGAATGGAACATTTTCCTTATTATGTATATCATCTAAATATTGCATTAGATGTTCGGCTGAACAAAAATAATCTTCTTTTTTTTTAATAGCAATTCCTCCTCCATCATTGAAATGTCTATAATAACCATCATTTTGGTCTAAATAAATTTTAATTCTGCATTTTCTATAAGAACATCTTCCTACTATTAATGGTTTTTTAAAAACTTGATTTTTTTCTTCATCTGATAATTCTATATCATATCTTAACTCAGTCATAATAATATATATATAGATTATTTAAGAGCCACACATTAAACAATCTTCATCATCATCTTCTAAATTAGGATTTTTTTCAGGTTCTACTGTAAATTGTTGTGGTGCTGCTTTTGCCTTAGTTCTCAAATAATACATTCCAGTTTTGAGTCCTTTTTGCCAAGAATAAAAATGCATAGATGTTAATTTATCATATGTAGGGTCTTTCATCCATAAATTCATACTTTGACTTTGACATATAAAAGCGGCTCTATCTGCTGCTAAATTAATAATATGTTTCATAGGAATTTCCCACACAATTTTATATTTTTCTTTAGTTTTCTTAGGAACATTAGGAACATTCTGAATCGAACCAGTATCTCTAATAATAGTATTTTTAGTAGTTTCATTCCAAAGATTCATATTAATTAATTCTTTAAGTAAATGTTTATTAATAATAACGAATTCTCCAGCGATTGTTCTTCTAAGATAAATATTACTAGTGAATGGTTCAAAACACTCGTTATTTCCTAAAATTTGACTGGTAGATGCGGTAGGCATAGGAGCAAGTAGCAATGAATTTCTCAATCCGTGATTTTGTATATCATTCTTTAATTTATTCCAATCATATCTATCTGATGGAGATACATTCCACATATCAAATTGTAATATTCCTTTACTAGCTGGAGACCCTTTAAATGAACTATAAGAGCCAGATAAATTATCCATGCTTTTTAAAACGAATTCATTGTGCAATGGTTTATATTTATCTAATAACTTATGAACATCATCATTTTGAACATGATAATATTTATGATTTTCAGTCCTTAATTTTGTATGAAGTTCTGTATGATAATACTCTTCAAAAAACTGAAAGTGTTTATCATTCCATAGTTTTTTTAGTTCTTTCATACCAATGCTTCTTTCTTTTGATATTTCCATACTACATTCTAATGCGGCGTGATATATAGTTTCAAAAATATTTTTATTAATTTGTTGTGCTTCTTCTGAATGAAAAGCTATATCTAAAAGAGCAAACGCATCAGCCAATCCTTGAACTCCAATACCAATGGGTCTATGTTTTAAATTTGAATTTCTAGTTTTTTTAGTAGGATAAAAATTAACATCAATGACTTTATTAAGATTATAAGTGACAACTTTTGTAATTTCGTGCAATTTATCATAATCAAAAGTAGGCTTTAGTAGTTTAAATAAATTATCATATCCTCCAATCTTATTATTATTACTATAGATTAATGGTAATGTAGGATAATTATGAGTTTTTTTAAATTCTTCAAAATCGGATTCCTCTATTTTTGTTTCAGTATAATGTATTTCTCTAGATTTCAATAGACTTTTAACTAATAGACACCATCCACAATTATCTTTAGTATAAATTTTAATATTAGACAAAGCATGAGTTGGATAGTTAATAAATTTACTAAGACCTATACTTGCGAGATTACATACGGCTGTTTCATTTCCATCAGAATATTCAATGATTTCAGTACAAAGATTACTACTTTTAATAGTTCCTAAATTTTTTTGATTAGATTTTTGATTACAAGCATCTTTATACAATAGATATGGAACACCTGTTTCAATCTGACTATCTAGTATTTTAAACCATAATTGTCTTGCTTTAACGGTTTTAATACCTTTTCCTTCTCTTTCATACTTTGTGTACAATTCTTCAAATTCATCTCCATATGTATCGGAAAGTCCTTGACAAACATCTGGACACATTAGAGTCCATGTTCCATTAGATTTAATTCTTTTCATGAATAAGTCAGGAATCCATAAAGCATAAAATAAATCTCTAGCTCTAGCTTCTTCATCTCCGTGATTTTTCTTCATTTCTAAAAATTCAAAAATGTCTCCGTGCCAAGGCTCTAAATACATAGCAAAGCTACCTGCTCGCTTCCCACCTCCTTGGTCAACGTAGCGTGCTGTGTTATTAAACACACGTAACATGGGAACAATTCCGTTGGAAGTTCCATTAGTTCCCCTAATATGAGAACCGGATGCTCTGATATTATGAATATGTAATCCAATGCCTCCTGCCCATTTACTAATAGATGCGCAATCAGATAATGTATTATAAATTCCTTTAATAGAATCATCTTCCATTGCTAATAAATAACAAGAACTCAATTGTGGTCTTGGAGTTCCAGCATTAAAAAGAGTAGGAGTTGCATGTGTGAAATATTTTTGACTCATTAGATCATATGTTTTCTTTACATTTTCAAAATCAGTTCCGTGGATTCCAATAGATACTCTCATCCACATATGCTGTGGTCTTTCAAGAATTTTTCCATTTATTTTCATAAGATATGCTCGTTCTAATGTTTTAAATCCAAAATAATCAAGAAAAAAATCACGTTCATATTTCAACCATGATTGTATTAAATCCTTATTATTATTTACTATATCAAATAACTTTTTTGAAACCAATGCCGCTGAATCACCATTAACATCTTTAAAATTATATAACTGTTCAATAATTTCTAGATAATTTTCTGATGTATTTTTTTGATGATTAGATATTAAAATTCTACTAGCTAATACTCCATAATCCGGATGAGTTGTAGATAAAGATGCGCATTGTTGTGCTAAACATTCATCTATTTCAGCAGTAGTAATATTTTCATATAGTCTTTCAATAATTTTTGTGCATAGAGCAGTATAATTAACATTTAATTCATCTCCTCCTAATGTTTTGACACGTTTTAATATCTTATCAAATGAAACGGCTTCTTTTTGTCCATTTCTTTTTATAACATAATCTTCTTGATTCTTAATATTTGACATAAGTGCTTATATAATATTTTATAAAATAATTTCTAAATATTATTTTTATATATTTTATTTATTATCGAACGATTCAGTTCTTACTTTAATGATTATTTTATCATTATTTATCACAGGTGAATCTGGTAAATTATTCAATAATGTTTTAATATTACGTTTATCATTATCATCTAATTTTAAGATTTTTTTCTTTTTTCTTGAAGAAGATTTTCTATGTTGATATCCATTTTGTTTCTCATAAATTATAGTTTCCCATACTTTGATTAGTTTGGGCAAAACAGATTTATACCATTTTTTGTTTCTAAGAACTAATACATTTGAAAATGTCTCTAAATACCAATAAATATTTTGTATCCAAGTTTTTTTTGAATTATTTAATAAATTATCATACCATTCATCAAACTCTGTTTTTGTTAAATTCAAAGGAGGATATTCATAAGTTCCTTCATCAAACATAACTAATATACCTTTTAATTTTCCGTCTTTAGTTTTATTAAAAGTTTCTCCATCTTCTAAAAATTCTTTTTCATTATCATATTCTTTAAATGATGTTTCTAGAAAATCACATTCATCTAAATCACATATTTCCATTTGATGTTGCATTTGAACCCAATATTCTAACTTTGGTATTCCACAAATAACTCTAGTAGTAGGATTTTTTACTTCTACTAATCTTCCATATCTATTACTAGATGGATCTATATTTATTCCGTCTGGAGAAGCTTTTAAACATTCATATTCGCTATGTTGAATACAACCATATTCTCCTACTTTTGTATTATATTTATCTTCATATACTTGAATAGATAAAGGTTCATATTTATGTCCATGATGAAATGGAGTTCCAATATTAACTCCTTTATATTTTTGTATATTTAATGGCTCACATTTACTATAAATAAGACTATTTATACTAGCTTGTGAATCTATAGCTTTCCATAAGTTGCTAGCAGTTAATCCATTATATCTATATATATACCAATCATCGCTTTTTTGTTCAGGTTGATACTTATTTTTAATAATCTCCAATTTTTCAGTTATAATTTTTACATCTGGTCTATTAATAATAGGTGAATTATAAAAAGACCTATGATTATTATTTTTATTAAAATAAAATTGAATAACATTAGTAATTAATTCTTCAATATTTATATCATATTCTTTTATTAATCCATCATATATCTCTATTATTGAATTATAAATGTTATCAAATAACAATTCTTCAAATTTTTTTAATTTATACGTTTCTAGATTATCATTAATATATTCATCAACAAATATATATATTGCTTCAAATAAATCATCATAATAATGTGTATTTTCAAATAACTCATTAATATTATTAGGTTCTATAGTATCAATAATATCAGTTAGAGTATTTAAATCATTTATATGTTTTATATCCATTGATTATTAATATAATTATATAAAATATATTTATATCAATTTTATTATTTCTTAGATTTCATTTTAGAATTATTTTTATTTTTTGATGTAGTTTTAATTTTAGTTTTAATTTTAGTTTTAGATTTTTTTTTTGATTTTGGAGCTAATGATTTTAATGATGAAATCCTTTTTTCATTTTTTAAGTAATATTTATTAGTATTATTATTATACAATAATATTGGTATATTTATAATTTCTCCTTTGCTTATATCATAAGTAACATCTTTTATTTTTTGTAATTTTTTTTGTTCTAATGATTTAATTAAATATTTATATAATTTATCTTTGTCTGATGAACTTAATTTATTTTTTTCAGAAAATATTTCTGTAAATAACTTTAATTTCTTTTTTTTTGTCATTATACTAAGTTTAGACCATTGTTGTAAATTATTATGACTTCTTTCTTTATCCAAAAAATTCTCTATATTTGATAATGTAGGAGATTTTATCTTATTAGTATTATTATTTATTAACATAGTTTGATATTTTATATTTTTTAATTCAATACAATCATCGTCTTTATTCTTTTTACTCATATATATATATTATAGCGATAAATTTATATTATTTTAATATATAATATAAATAAATAAATAATAATTTATAATTATATCTTTATATTTAAATAATAAATAATATTTATGAAAAAAATAAAAATAATTGGAAAACGAAATATTGAAGCAATAAAAAATGTAAAAGATAAAAAACGAGGCATTTCAAAAGATTGGAGTGGAAATTTATTAAATACATTTTATCATCAAAATTATATTAATATGTTATATTTAAATGAATCCTTTGATGGTGATAGAATTCTTAAAAAAGAATTAAAAAATAAAATAAATGGTTATAAAAATCAAGATAAAAAAAAAAATATTTTAAATATAGATAAATTAATATCACAAGAAGAATTAATAGAAAAACTTTTAATATCGAAATTAAAATGTTATTATTGTAAATGTAATTGTCTTTTATTATATAGCAATGTTAGAGAGAAAAAACAATGGACATTAGATAGATTAAATAATGATATTGGACATTATAATGATAATGTAGTAATAAGTTGTTTAGAATGTAATATAAAAAAAAGAAGAATGGATGATAATGATTTTAAATTTATAAAGCAGATGAAAATAATTAAAAAAAACTAATTATAATAATATATATATGAATTATAATTATTTAACTTGGAATAATAATGATGTAAAGATACAAAAATCAATGAGAAAAGAAGTAATGGATAATATTAATGAAAAAATTAGTAATTTAAGAGAAAAAAATAATAGAGAAGAATGTATTATAAAACAAGCAAATAGAGATTATATAATACAAACAAACATAAATCCTTTTTTAAAAGGCAATAATTATATTAATGATATTAATAATCAAGAAAAATACTTAAGACAAAAGAATTTAAAACTTGAGTGATTAATATAATTATATGTCAGAAAAATATACTACCCAAAATTCTTTATTATTAGAAAATTTATTAAAATTTTACAAAAAAGATAAAAATTTAGAAAAAATTATACCAATTATAAATGGAGAATCTAAATTATCATTAAGACTTATTGATTGGTTTGCTACTAATTACAGTAAAAAATATTTTACTGTATATATTTTGAATAAAGGAACCAATAAAGAAAAAAGATTCAAAGTGTATTTAGAATATAAATTAAAATTAAGAGCATATTCTAAAAAAAGATTTGATCCATTTTGTAGATGGGAAAGAATATTTATTCCTCATAATAATTATGCAATACAAACTACATTAGGACAATTAAATTTCTTTAGATGGATTTTAGAAAATAAGATTTTAGATTATATTGAAAAACATATAGATGACATCAACGCAGATATGACTGAACGAAATAGCACATCTAAAAATAAAAAGAAAAGAAAAGTGACTAAAGAGATTCAAAGAAAAACTAGAGAAGAATTATCTGTGTCAGCAACCAAAAGTATTAAAAAAGAACATGTAGAAATTGTTGTTTCTTTTGACTAATAATATAATATATTGTAATTATATATGATATTATTAATTCTAGGGGTATTATTAGTAATAGTAGTTATATTTTTAATCTATAAATGTTTAAAAGAAAAAGAAAAAGAATTATTTAATAATATATCTGAAAAAGAATATGTTCAAGAAGAAGATTGGGAAAAATATTATGAAAACAGAAAATCTAATATTAATTCTGATATTCCTATAGGAAATTTACCTATTTCAAACATAATCAAATTAGATAATGATAATAATAAATTAATTACAAAAAAAGTAGATGATAATATTAATAATAATAAAATTAATATTGGAATTGAAATGAAAAAATGTAGAAATATTAAAAGTTGCAATGAATTAGATAATTCTACTGGTTGTGGATATTGTTCTTCAACTAATAATTTCGCAAAAGGAGATGAAAATGGACCATTTGATGATGTTTGTCCAAAAGATAAATGGTCTCTTAATAAAGTTGAATGTCAAAAGAAAAAAGACCAAGAAGAATGTATTAATGCAACTGAATGTGGCGATTTAGTAGGAGATATAGCTAATAAATGTGCTTATTGTCCAACTACTGGTAAAATAGTTCCTTACAAAAAGATAGGTGAAAAAATAGTAGCTAAATATGGAGAAGATTCTTGTGATTATGTAGGTGGATTAGTGTCCGGAGATAAATGTGGAAATTTTCAAGAACAACATCCTTGTGTAACGCCATTTAAAACGTCGGGTCCTCATAGTGAAAATTGTATTAAAAAAATATGGAAAAATTCAGGTTGCACTAATGAAAAAATAGCAGATACAGATATGAATACACTAAGACAAATTAAAAAATCATATTCATTTTTAACTAATAAATGGAAAGATATATTTATTAAAGCTCGAGATAGTGAAGATTATGATACAGCACAAGAATTTACTAAACAATGTTACGGAGATAATATAATATTAAATCCTTGTGAATCTAGATTTGGTTCAAATATGAAATGTAAGGAAAAGATATTTATGGAAGAAGGTTGTAGTAAAGAAGGAAATGGATATCCATTAAATGATGGAAATGAATTCCCTGAATGGTATAATAATAGTTTAAATGGAAGTAATGATTCTTATAGAGAAGAAATAAAAAGAATGAATATTGAATCTAATAAATCAGTTTTAAATAAAGATGAATATGAAAAAAAGAAAAAATCAGCAATGTTATGTTATGGAAAAATACCTGACCCTCCAGAACCTTTAAAAGTAGGAGATATTGTAGAATTAACATCTAATGGATGGACTTTAAAAGGTAATCCAATAAACATAGAAAATGGATTAGTATCAGTATTATGGACATCAATAAATGATGGTAGTGGAGAATTAACTAGAGATTCTGTTAAAAATAATACTATAAAAATAAAAGAATATTTTGGATGGGATGATATTAAACCTACACATTATAGAATGAGATGGTTAGGAGATAAAAAAGGACGTGTATATGAAGCTAATTTAAGAATATTAGAAAGTTGTAAATCAGGATTAACATATTGTGGCAATAGCTGTAGAAAAATAGTAGCTGATTTAAAAAGTAAATATCCTAAACCTAGAGATTGTGTATTAAGTGAATGGAGTGATTATGGTCCTTGTGATAAAAAATGCGATGGAGGAATACAATATAAAACTAGAACTAAAATATATCATGAAAAAAGAGGAGGAACATGTGGAGAATTAAAAGAATGGAGAAGATGTAATGAACAACCTTGTTTAAGAGATGATTTTAAAAATGTGAATAAGTAATTTTATAATATAAGATATATATATTATGAAATATGTAAATGTAATGCTATTATTAGTAATAATAATATTAATTTTATTATGTATATCAAATATTAATGTAGTAGAAAAAATGAGTTGTATGGTATCTGAAAAAAAGAAAATTTCATCTAACTTTAGCGCAAAACAATGTCAAGATAATTGTTTTAATGATGGTTCAAAATATGGGTGCAAATACGCTATTATGGATATAGGTTTAAGTAGTGAAGGCGGTAAAGGAAATTGTTGGAATACTTATGGTAGAGAACAAATTATAGGAGAATCTCCATTAATTTCACGACAAGGAAAACCAAGACTATACAATCCACCTTGGAAAGATACTAGTAACCGTGGAGGAACAGATAGATTATTAGGTCCGGGTGAAGGGGATTGTGACAGAGATTCTCAATGCTTACCTGGATTAAAATGTAAGCAAAGAAAATCATTCGAAAAAGTGCCTGGTCATACTGGAGAAGGTAAAAAAGGATGGGACTATTGTTATGCTACAAAACAAATGACTGGAGAAGGAGACTGTTATAATGAATATGAAATATGGGAAAATAAAGAATATAAACAACCACCTCCAGAAGAAAAAACTAAAATAATTACTAACAATGGTTATTGGAATAGAGGTAGAGGAGCGACTGGTTATAGAGGTTATCAATCATATAAAAAAACTCATTATATTTCTGGAGGTAAATCTGTAAAAATTAAAAAAATAGAAGTAGAACAAGTTAGCAAGGATCAAGGATGGGGAAATAAAACAAAACCATCATATGTTTATTTAAAGAATGAAAATGGTGAATATATTAAAGGAACAATAGTTGGAAGAAGAGGTTGGTTACCTAGGGTTAGAGGATGGAGATCAAAAGGTAAAAAATCAACCGATGAAAAAATATTTCCAGAGCCATATATTCAAGCTAGTTCTATAACTGTAAGAATAGATAGTAGAGGACAAGGACATAGAAATGTGACATCTTCTATGAAAATAAAAATTACTTATTTAGATTAATAAATTATATAATTTTATATTATATGAAATTATATATTTTAGGATTACTAATAATTATTGGTATATTAAGTATAGTTTATATTTGTAATAATTTAAAAGAAAATATGGATGGTGAAAAAGAAAATGAAAAAATATTCATTAAAGACCAAATAAATTATTATAAAGGAAGACAAATACCTGAATTTGAAAAAGGATTAGATGATGCTACTAAATTCATTAAAGTTGTTGAAGGAATGGATATAAAATTAAAGGAAGAGAAAAAAACTGGAACTATAGATGAAAATGAAACAACTAAAAATATAGAAAAATGTAAAACATTTAATAAAATTAATTCAGGAGATTCTATATGTAATAATTTAGATAATACTTCTTGTGGATATTGTCATAGTTCAAATAGAGTTATGTATGGAGATAAAGATGGTCCAATAACAGATGTATGTCTATCTGGATGGGTTCCTCCTGGAGCAAGCACAGAAGATATATGTACAAAAATGAAAGAAAGGAGTAAATGTGGTAAAATTAAAGATTGCGGAGAAGCAACTGGAGTATGTGGCTGGTGTCCTATAACACAAAAAGGTATGCCTGCTAAAGAAAAAGGAGATGGTTATATTCCAAAATATTCAGAAGATGAATGTAATTGGTTAGGACAAAGTTATAAAGGTGGAACATTAATAAAATCAGATATGTGTGGAGATTTAGGCGAACAATTTCCTTGTATAGGTAAAAATGCTTTAGGTAATAATCCAGAAATAGGACATAGTGATAAATGTATTAATGATTTATGGAAAAAATCAACTTGCACTGGAGATATAAATACTAGATATAGTGAATCTAATAAAAATATAAGTGAAGAAAGAAAAAAATGGAATAAAATGAGTTATATTGATTTAGGTAATTTATTTAAAGGAATTTTTAAATTAACCAAAGAAGGAGGTGATGAAGATAAATATAAAATAGTAAATCAAAATAATAAATTATGTTTTGGAGAGGAAATAGATCCTTGTGAGGATAAATTTAATCCAAGACCATTAGAATGTTTAAATAAAGTATATAATTTAACTGGATGTTCAAAAGAAGGTAAATTAAATCCAGAACATGGAACTAAATATATAGGAAATGGAATAAGTCAAGGTTGGTATAATAACTCTAAAGGTGGTGTATCAGTTGAACAATATAAACGCAATATATTAAGTTATAAATCAGAAGCTGATTCATTTAAAAGAAATCCAAAATCAAACTATAATAGAGCAATATATACAAATGAATTATGTTATGGGTCATTTCCAAAATATCCAGGAGAAAAGTTATGTTGGAATGATTTTAAAGAAAGAATGTTAAGTCATACAGAGGTATATTTAGATAATGGAGATAGTTTAAATTTTAATAATAGTGTAGCTAATTTTAAAACAATATTACCTTGGAATCAAATAACTTTACCTCAACCGTTTAAATTTGAATGGAACAATAATTATACAATAAACAAACAATTATACGATATGCCTAATTTTCCATATTGGAAATTTTTAAAAGTAAGTAAAGATTATTGGAATAATAATTGGTTAAAATTTAAAAATAATATGTTAATGCTTCCAGAAATAACATCTAATAATAATGATAATATAGATATAAAAAATGAAGGTATATTTAAAAATGTATTGGAAGCAAATAATTTAAATGGTAGTAATAAATCAACTATCATAACAAAATCAGAGTTTTCTTCTGAAAAATTCCCATATTGGGATTTTATTAGAGTATGGAAAGCTAATAAGTAATTTTATGAGATAATATTTTAAAAATATAAAATATTATTTAATTAAATGGGACAAACTTCATCGGTTCAAACTGTTAATTTTGAAGATATACAATATATTATGAATAATAACATTAAAAATTACTTAATAATAAATACTTTGTCTAAGGATAATCAAAAAACATTAATAAAAAATACTATAGATATAGATAAAGAAGAACATATTATAAATAATTATATTAATAATCCATCTATTAAAATTATAATATATGGTAGTAATTCTACAGATAAAAGTATTACAATAAAATATAATCAATTAATATCATTGGGATTTGTAAATGTATATGTCTATAGGGGAGGATTATTTCAATGGTTGTTATTACAAGATATATATGGATTTGAATTGTTTCCTACTACTACTAAAGAATTAGACATCTTAAAATATAAATCAAAAGGATTATTTAATTCTAAATTGTTAGGAAATTAAATTGATTTAAAAATTAATAGTAATAATTATTATACTAATATTTAATGAATTTAACTCAGCAAAAATTAACAAAAGAAGAATGGGATTTTCTGGAGATACCTCTTGATCAAAAAGAGATGTTTATATTGAAATATATAAATAATAATGATAATTTAAATGATAAGTATAACAGTAATTTATCTTTAATCAAATTATTAAAATTAAATGATGATGATAAATTTCATATGTATTTTTACAATACATATTATAAAAAAGTATTAACTAAAATTAATAAAAAATATGATATTGATTACAATCTAGATATTAATTCGACAAATATCAAAAAAATGAAAAAGGCAGATTCTATAAGAATATCAAAATATAATAAAAAGGATATATTAAAAAACGATAAAATTTATGAAAATATTATTATAAAATTATTAAAAAGTTATTTAAGTAATAAAAAACCCAAATATTATTATACTTTATATAAACTAATTCAATACAATATTATTGGATTTAATAAATATATCAAAGAATATGTTAATAATGTTTTAGTTATCTTTAAAAATAGTATTAATAAAATTAAACTATTGAAAAAAGCATCTGAGTATATAGAACAAAATGAATATTTATCTAGATATAAAGATATTACATTATACGACCATCAAAAACAACTATTTAATGTATTTAAAAATAATAACTCTAAGTTAGTATTGTATCAAGCACCGACTGGAACAGGAAAAACTATATCACCTTTAGGTTTATTAAATGATTATTGTATTATATTTACTTGTGCGGCTAAACACGTTGGATTACAATTAGCAAAATCGTGTATTTCTATGGAAATTCCTATAGCTATTGCCTTTGGTTGCGAAACTCCAGATAATATAAAATTACATTATTTTGCAGCTAAAGATTTTGTTAAAAATAGAAGAACTGGTGGTGTTTTTAGAGTTGATAATAGTCAGGGACAAAAAGTAAAATTAATAATTACTGATATTCAATCATATTATTCCGCAATGAATTATATGTTAGCATTTAATGATGAATCTAAATTATTATGGTATTGGGATGAACCAACTATTACATTGGATTATTCAGAACATAGTTTTCATGATATATTAAAAAAGAATTGGGAAAATAATGTTATATCTAAAATTATATTGTCATCAGCTACATTACCAAATGAAACTGAAATTATGCCAGTTTTAGAAAAATATAAACAAAAGTTTAATGGAGAAACTATATCTATAATTAGTTATGATTGTAAGAAAACTATTCCATTGATTAATTCCAAAGGAAAAGTTATAGTTCCTCATTTATATTATGACGATTACATATCATTTAAAAAATGTGTTAGATTTTTAGAGAAAAATAAGACTATATTAAGATATGTAGATTTAAATAAAATATGTGAATTTATAATTTATATTAATCAAAATATTGAATTCCCCTCTATGTTAGCTATTGATAAATATTTTTCAGATATAAATGATATTAATATTAATAATATTAAATTATACTATTTGCGATTATGTAAAATTATAAAAGAAGAAGATTTTACTTTATTTAAAAGTTATTCAAAAAATAAAAATATATATGATTCTTGTATTAAAATAACTACTAATGACGCATATACATTAACTAATGGACCAACTATATTTATGACTAATGATGTTGAAAAAATGGCATTATTTTATCTAAAGGCTTCTAACATACCAAATAAAGAATTAGATAATATTTTAGAAATTATAGATGAGAATATGGAATATAAATCAGAATTAGAAAAAATTATGAAAGATGAGAAAGAACGATTAGCTAAAATAAATGATAAAATATTAGATAGTGGAAGAGAAAGCGACCAAGAATTAAAATTTCAGAAACAATTTAATAAAAGATTCGCACACATTACTTCTAAAATTAAAAGGGTTCAATTAAATTCTAAATATATTCCTAATTCACACGAACATTATGAATTTTGGCATAATAAAGATAAACCAGACAATGTATTTACTAGTAGTATTGATGATGAAGATGTAGAAAAAATTATTAGTTTAGATGTTAATAAAGAATGGAAAATCTTACTATTAATGGGAATTGGGGTATTTACAAAATTTACAGATGTAAAATATTTAGATGTTATGAAAAAATTAGCTGAACAACAGAAGTTATATTTAATTATTGCTTCATCAGATTATATATATGGAACTAATTATCAGTTTTGCCACGGATATTTGGCAAAAGATTTAGTTAATTTAACACAAGAAAAAATGATACAAGCTCTAGGACGAGTTGGCAGAAAAAATATTAAAAATAGTTATACTATTAGAATTAGAGATAATAATGTTATTAATAAACTATTTTTGGAAGAAGAAAACAAAATAGAAGTAGAGAATATGAATAAACTATTTGGGTTTAGTTAATAAAATATTATATTATTATATAATGGATAAAATTATACCTATAGTATTAACAAGTGCCCTTATTATAGGAGGATTAATATATAAATCTACACGAACTAGAGAAAAAAAGAGACTTGAAAGGGATTTAAGAAAATATGGATGGAAACCTCAGGGTATTACTAAAAAAATAAAAAGAAAACTAACCAGAAATAAAACTAAAAGAAAATCTTTTTTTATTGAACCTTCATCTCCTCAATCAGAAACACCAAAAGTATGGTTAGGCGGAAAGTAAATATATATTATATTGTTTATATAATATATATGGCATCATTAGCACGAGATTCTAATAGTAATAAAAGAAGAAAAAGAAACACCAATAATATTAAATTGTTTCAAAATGCACAGATAAATGATGAAAATTTTAATATTTTTTTAACTATTCATGGCGACCCTCAAAAAAATAATGATAATATAGTTGGAAAAATACCAGATGGAATTATATTAGTTATTATAGCACCGCCAACTCACGTTGTTCATACAGACCCAGATATGGATACAGAAACTTGGAGATTTTTTTGTCAGAAAAACTGGCCAAAATCTACTCCTATAAATAATATTCCACATACTTGTTATGGTGCTAGCAGAGACACATTAGAATTTTCTAAAAAAGTAAAACCAGAAAGTGATGATTCAGAAAGTGATGATTCAGAGAGCAATGATTCGGAAAGTGATTATTCAGAGAGCAATGATTCGGAAAGCGACGAAGAAACTCCTAATAAAAAGAAACCTAGAAGAGTTAAATATGTTGATAGCGATGGAAATGAAAAATATATAGTGATGAGTGCTGAACATTATGATGATTATGTTAATTTTATGACTAGAACAACTTCTTTAAAATATGAATATGGATATGAAATATTAAATCATATTCAAGTTTTTTATCCTGGTGATAATTTTTATAATCAATCTCAAAAATTTGACGAGGAAGAATTGGATTTTAATGGATATATTTTACCTACTGTAAATAATTTTAAAGATTCTCATTCATATTTACCATTTCCAATGGGATATTATGATGGGTATGATATAGTCGAATCTGAAACTATAGATGGACAAGCAAGCATATATAAGCGTTCTGGATTAAAAACACATAAAATTTTTAACAGAGATTTAATTAGAAAAAATTTCTCTAGAGAGATTTCAGACAAAACTTCTTTAATTACTACTCAAGATATGTTAAATTATATTTCTAAATTTCCAAAAGAAAATAATAATAATAGAATTGTTGTTTTAAATTCTTGTAGTCCAGCTCCATCTGCTGATAGAATAAGAACTACTAAAAAATCTACTGAATTACAAAAAAGTAGAGCACAATATAATAATGAGAAAATAGAAGAAAATTTAAGATATAGACAATATATTTATAAATTAGGAAGGGATAACTTTTGTGAATTAAGAGCATTGCTTCCAAATGAATCTAATCCATTATTGCCTTTATATGATAGTGATTTTATAACTAGAATAGATGATGAAGATAAAAATATTTTATATACATTTATAGGTAATAAATTTAAATTTCATAGAGAGAAAACCAGTGAATTTAGTGACAATGATTTTCATTTAATTTATTCTATATGTCTTCAAGATAGAAGTAGTGGATTAATGCAGATGTTTAAAGATAGATATATAAAACATTTCAGTAATAAAGAATGGAAGCTATTAATAGAAAAACATAGACAACTTAAACTAGGTGGATTATTAGGAGGTAAAAAGAAAAGAAGAAATAAAAAAACTAAAAAAAGAAAAAATAAGAAAATAAGAAAATCAATAAAAAAAAGATAATATTATTATATAATATATGGCATCTTTAGCTATGGATCAAACTGAAAGTATTGATGTTATTAAAACAGAAGATTTATTTTTTGAATTATTAGAAAGCGTTGCGGTCACAAATAAATATACATTAAATACTGAATTTAAAAATTTATCTACTTCATTAAAACAGGATATTGGTAATTTATTTATAAAAAAAGAAGGTCCTTCTGGAAAAACAAGACACAATGAAACTATTGAGTTAATAATGGTAAGACTATTGAAACATATGGAAGAAATTAATGATTATTCTTTTATAATAAAAGAAATTAAAAAAAAAATATCTGGTAAGTATTCATTTGAAGAATTAAGAGATTATAATGAAATCCAAATGTATAGAGAAACCTTACAAAATTTTATTAAAAAATATATAGAAGCTCTAATTAAATCAGAAGAAAATTTATCACAATCATCGAGACAATCAGAAACTCAAGGTCAAGGTGCTACGGGAGCATATGTTGCAACTCCTAGACCAACATTTAATCAAAATAAAAGAAATATTCGCAGAAATTTAATAGATGAATTCAATGCAGAATCAGATAAAAAAAATACAAATAAAAAACGTAAGCGTGGAGGTAAAAAAAGAAGAAATAATAAAAAAACTAAAAAAAGAAAGTCTAAAAAGAGAAAGTCTAAAAGAAGAAAGTCTAGAAAACATAAAACTAAACGTAAAAGATGAATATACTTACTCTGGATTATCTCTTTCATCTGAGGAAGTTCTATGCCCATATTCATCAAAAGGAGATAAAGGTAATATTAATTTATTTTTTATGCTATTAATAAAACTCATCATATCATATCCTAGTTCTAACGCAAATATTTCTCCATATATAAACATAATTGTTGTAAATAAACTTTTATAATTAAATTTATTTATCATCATTTGAATAAGTAGTAATCCCATTAAAAGTTTTATATTATCGGTTTTCATTATTAATTTAAATTTAAAAATTATTTAAATTAATATTATCAATTTAATATTTGCCACCTTTTTTCAAGTTATCGATTGCCCATAATGGTTGAAGATTAGTATAATGAAAGCATTTTTTTTGCTCTTCTTCATCTGTTAAATCAAACGAACAACAAGGTAGTACATGATCCACGTGCCAAGTACCATAGTTTTCCCAAGTCATTCTTTCTGTGAATTTGGCTTGCAAATAACCTTTTAAAAAATCCAATTTACACCCTACCAATTTAAATGTTCTGTTAGATTTATCGGCTTTTTGACTGCGAAGGGCGTGATATAAACGACTCCTCATATTCCGTTCTAACCTAAATGATGGGTCAGTTTTTCTTTTATTATTTTGATATTGAGTATTACATTTAATATCGCGCTCCTTATTATTTTTATAGTTTTCTCTTTTTGCTTTTTTCGAACATTCTTTACATTCCGACCTAATTCTACCTTGTGTTTTTGCTACATAAAAAAGGTCTAATGTTTTTTCTTTTTTACATTTACCGCAAATTTTGCTTTTTGTAATATCAACTACAAATTCTTTTAAATTCTCTTTCTTTTTTTGATAATATTCCCTCTCTTTTTTATTGCAAGCCTCTCTATTTTTAGCTCTTCTATTTCTTTCATATTCATTTTTACAATCTTTACACCTTCTCCTTCCTTTCAATAGTGTTTTTACTTGAAAACATTTTGTGCATTCGCCTTCTCTTTCTGGAAGATTTCGCTTTTTTCGTTGTTCTACTTTTTCAGCATTATAACATTTTCTACATACCTTTCTACGAGGCATTAACTCAATATCTTTTTCGCATTTAATACATACCATTATAAAATAATGTCGTGTTTTCTTTAAATTGTTTTTTTAAGGTATTTCACCGCCACGTAGCCGCAAGACAAGATGGAGCGTTGCTTCCTTGGAAATATTATAGTCTGAGAGCGTTCTACCGTCTTCGAGTTGCTTACCTGCAAAAATTAATCTCTGTTGTTCGGGCGGAATGCCCTCCTTATCTTGAATCTTCTGCTTAACATTTTCGATAGTGTCGGATGGTTCAACATCCAAAGTAATAGTCTTTCCAGTCAAAGTCTTAACAAAAATCTGCATTATATAATATATTAAAATAAAAAATATTTAAGTCGATTTATTAAATTATTTAGTTGAGAAAACGTATATATTAGCGTTATTACAGTGTATTAACATAACGCCTACAATAATCAATGATATACCAATAATCATATCGGTTGTTAATTTTTCATTTAAAAACATAACAGAGAATATAGTAGCAAAAACTAATAATAATCCTTCTACAATAGGGGTAACATAAGAAGCATTATGTTTTTCTAAAAGATAGTAATTAGCAGCAATGGCGGCAATGGCAACAATAGAAACTATAGTTCCATATAATATAGAATCTTTTGTAAATTTGGTTAAATTATTTTTGTATGCTTTTGGAAGTCCATATTTATGTAAGCTATGTAATAAGAAAGGTAATCCAATGACTCCGCTAATTAAATATCTTAAAAAAGTAAAATTATAATATCCTACTTTATCCACAGACACTTTTTCTATAATAGGTTTTATAGCCCATCCTAAACCATTAACAATAAATAAGATGATGTCAATCATATATATATATTAATTATAAAATTATATAATAGTAAATTTTATAATTTATTAGTTAAATTATTTTTTAGTTATTAAATTAAATAACTTAGTTAGAGTATGCGAGACCTCCCATACCACTCATGACACGGAGGACATTGTAGTTAGTGGCGTAAACACGGACCTTGGCAGTGTTGTTGGTGGCAATAGCGGCGGCAGAGACAACAAGCTGAAGAGTAGCGTTATCGATGCGAGAGAAATTGCAAGTTCCAGATGGCTGGTGTTCTTCAGGGCGAAGAGCAAAGGAATAGCAGTTGATTCCGGTATCTGGGCTGCGAGTGTGGTGCTGGTATGGCTGGACAACATCGAAGTAAGATCCTTCACGTTCAGACATACGGTCCTGTCCGTTAAGCTGAAGCTTGGCGGTGACAACAGGGTTTTCTCCCCAGCAGTGCATGTTGAGGGCGGTTTCAGCAAGAACGAAAGCTCCGGCATCAGATACACCAGCATTAGCTGCGTTAGTTGGGTTGGCAGAAGTATCAGCCATTCTTCCATCGGAATCAAAGAAACCACTTCCTTCACCGTAAGCGGCGAATGAGTTAGGAAGAGTATCAATAGAGTCAGTGTAGTTAAATGGCTGAGCTCCTAAGGATAAGTGAAGGTCCTGCTGTCCGGTGAACATATCACAGTAGCTGACGTGTGCGTCAGGCTGGACAACCCAGACAAGTTCTTTGCATGGGTGGTTGAAGTTAAGTTTAACTTTGTTGGATGAAGATCCGATTGATTCGGCTCCAGTGAACTGAATCTGTTCAATGAGATATTCGTGGGGGTTCTGTGCCATACGTCTGCGTTCATCAGTATCAAGGAAAATGTAATCAACGTAGAGAGATGCGGCAACAAGTGATTTAGAGTAAGCTTTGGAGGCTTTCTTGTTATCAGTGTTGGCTTCATTAATTGCGTCAACAGCGAAAAGGCATTCATCTAAGGGACGTAATTCGATGTTAATTTTGACTTCGTGGTATTGGAGAGCAATAAGTGGAAGTGCGAGTCCAGGGTTGCGGCAGAACCAGAACTGAAGTGGAACGTAAAGAGTAGTTTCGGGTAAAGCTTTGCGGGGTGCGCAGACAGCTTCAGGGACACCGGCGGCAGAGCAGGCACTGGCGACTTCGGCGAAATCGGGGTCAGTCAAGTAAGTGAGCTGACTGGTCTGTCCAACCATCTTGTGGTATCCGGCTTCCTGTTCAGAAGTAAGAGTAAGCTGGTTCCAGATGTGCATCCAATCACCATACTGGCGATCGACACGCTGTCCACCGACTTCGACTTCAACCATAGAGACCATCTGTTCTCCTGGGCAGTCGAGCCAGCGTGCGTGATTGGCATCATCGCTTGAGATTTCAGGTAAAGTTACCTGTAAGTAAGTGCGGTAGGCAAGATCTCCGTTTCTGGAGATAGTGCACTGAACACGGCGACCGAAATCAGCCTGTCCATTGAAAGTCTGTTCAATAGACTCCATTGCGAAATTGGTGTGGCGACGGTAAGTGACTTTCCAGAAAGTAATCTGGGGATTACCAGTAAGGTAAACGTCCTGTGCGCCATAAGCTACGAGTTGCATTAATCCTCCTCCCATTATTTATAATATTGCTAAAGAAAAAAATTTTTTCGTTTAACCCAATTAATTCATTCTTTATAATCATTAATTATAGAGTTTATATCCATATTTTTAATCATAAAGCGTCTTAAATAATTATCTAAATATATTTTTTTTTCATTATTATGTTTTTTTTTAAAAACGTAACAATTATTTCTTTTTTTTATTGACCAACCATTTTCTAAAGCATTGTATATTAATGTCATTTTTTGTAAAGTTATCATATCAATACTATTAGCATTGGTTTCAAGTTCAATATTCATATATTAATACAGCAACACTTTTAAATTAGAATGATTACGAATTTTAAATATTACTAAATAAAATAATTATTAAATAAAATATTACTAAATAAAATAATTATTAAATAAAAATATAAGCATTAAAATTCATTTATTATATATGCCAAATTTTAAACCTAAATCTGGAAAAAAAATAAAAATAAATAAACATTCTATAATGACACTAGACAATAAACATAATGAAAAGATGACCGAATTCAATAACATACACAATAATACTATTCCTAATTTAAAAAAACAAAAAAGAAAATTAAAAAATAAATTAAAAAAAAAGAATTTATCAATAGAAGAAACATTAGATATTAAAGATGAAATAAAGAAAATAAAGAAAAAAATTACTAAATTAAAAAATGAAAAAAAAGAATATTTATTAGAAAATAGTGGATTAATTTTTAATTATTTTGAAAAGAAAAAAGATACTGCTATGGGAAAAAATAATAAAAAAACAATATTACATTCTTTTTTTAGAAAAAATAATGATACTAATCAACTAGAAAATGATGATTCTAAAAAAGATAATGAAAATATAGTTCAGAAATATTTTATAAATATTGACAATACATACATAAATATTAATAATTATACTAATGATTATGAATTATGCACTAAATGCGGCGGAGAATTGGTTCATGTTGAAAATGAAGGACTGTTAATATGTAAAAAATGTAGCACTCAAGTTAAATTTTTAATTGAACACGAAAAACCATCTTATAAAGAACCTCCTAAAGAAGTTTGTTTTTATGCATACAAAAGAATTAATCATTTTAGAGAAATTTTAGCACAATTTCAAGCTAAAGAAACTACACAAATACCAGAGGAAGTCATTAAAAATATTAAAAGTCAAATTAAAAAAGAAAGAATATCTATTGAAAATATGGATAATAAAAAAGCTAAAGATATTCTTAAAAAATTAGGTTATAATAAATATTATGAGCATATACCATTTATAAAAGATAAATTAGGTATAAAACCTCCAGTTATGAGTCCAGAATTAGAAGATACATTATGTAATTTATTTATGGAAATTCAAAAACCATATTCTAAACATTGTCCCGATAATCGTGTAAATTTTTTAAATTATTATTATGTTTTATATAAAATGTGCGAATTATTAGATGAAACTACATTTTTACCGTTTTTTCCAATGTTAAAAGATCCCGTAAAAAGAATAGAACAAGATGAAATTTGGAAAAAAATATGTAAAGAATTAAGATGGCAATTTATACCTACTATTTAATTTATTTTTTACGTCGTCTTCGTGTTTTTTTAGTTTTTTTACGTTTATGGGTTTTTTTATTTTTTCTACTTTTTCTACGTCTGCGTCTTTTTTTACCTCCTACATCAGCATCAGGAACAAAATCTTCTTCCAAATTATTAAAAGAGTCCAAAGGAGGAGCTGAAGGAGAGGGAAGAGAGGCTGAAGGAGAAGGAGGGGGAGGATAAGGAGGAGGAGGTAATGGAGGAAGATGCGATGAATTATCTAAATTAGAATTTCTCTTTATTCTGTTTTTTCTATATTTTTTAATTCTTGACAATAAACCTTTTCTTTTCTTTTTACTTCTTCTTCTTTCATTAAATCTAGTCGCTTCATTTAATAAAAAAGTTCTATCTAAATTATTTTCAATATTTTCTACTCTTTTACTTAAATTTTCTACTTTTTCGTGTAGATTCATATATATATATAAATAGTATTAAAAATTCAATCTTCTTATTACTTTCCAACTAGAAATTGACTCTATCTTTATATTTTGAAAAATAAAATTACGCAATGTTAATTTACTTCCATACATTTTAGATGAAGTTATAATCCATTTATTTGGATACTCTCTATATTTATGATTTCCATCATCAAATACTATAATCCGATTTAAATAATTTTTTATTGAATCGTTTTCCATTTATATTTAATATAAATAATTATTTTTATATTAAACTGCGATTCCATTATTGTATGATTTAATTATTGGGTCTATATATCCACTAAAACATTGATTATATGAGTTTTTTGGTATATTTTTCATTAAATCTTCTAACGTCAAAAATTTTAAACTATCGGACCCTATTTCCTGATTAACATTATCTATTGTTTTATTATTCATAATTAATTCTTTTTTAGATTGTATGCTAATTCCTAACTCACATATATCTATTACTTGTGGAGCTGGAATTCTTATATGAATCTCTTTAACTCCACACTTTTTTAAATTTTTAATTATAGATTTTATAACATTTCCTCTAACTATGGTATCATCTACTATTATTATATTTTTTCCTTTTAATTTATCTTTATCATATATAAATTTTTTATTACATAATCTTTGTCTATCTTCATTTGTTATAGCTATAAATGTTCTTAAAACATTCTTATTTTTTGTTATTAACTGTTCATAATTTAAATTTAACATTTTTGCATAACTTTTACCTAATAATATACCGGTTAATGGAATTCCAATTACAGTATAATCTTTTTTTGATGAAAAAGTATTTGTATCCGTTAAAGCTAAAATTTTACTTAATTTTCTACGAATATTTTTTATATATAAACCATCAATAAAACTTTTTTCATTAGCAAAATACAAAATTTCAAAAGCACATATTCCTTTTATTGAATTTTTATATTTATATATTGTTTTAATACCTGTTTTATCTATTTTTAATAATTCTCCAGATTGTATATCTCTACTATAATCAATATCTTCATTAAATGCACAACTTTCACTACTTATATAATAATTGTTATCATCTTTACCTAGACATAATGGTCTTATACCATATCTATCTCTCATAGCATATATTATATTATTTATTAAAATAACAATAGAATATGCTGCTGGTATATTTTCTAATATATGTATTAATCTATTTTCTATGTTGCCTAAATTATTTAAACTCATTAATAAATTATTTAAATAAGTTGTATCATGTCCTTTTATATTTGGTATATTTCCATTATGAACTAATGAATATTCTCCTATTTCTGAAATATTACCGATTAATGGTTGAATTTCATTTATTTTTATTTCAGAATTATTAAGAGAAATTCCAGATGTAGTATATCTTATATGACCAACACAAGATGAAACTTTTAAATTATCTATATTTTCATTATTTTTAATTTTTCCTTTTAATTTTATGGTTTTTATTTCTGAATTATCCGATATTCCTGATACACCAAATCCATCTTTACCTCTATGTTGTAATGATTTCATTCCATTTACTAATTTTCTTATATTTTTATTATTTTTATTATTAGAATGTATTGCAAATATGCCACACATTAAGTATATATAGGAATAATAATATTATATTTAAATTAATTTATATAATATTATACACATAACCCGTTCCTTCTATGGTCTGAAATATGTTTTCTAGTAGAAACATGTCCGCATTTTTCACAAGTTACTTTTTCTTTTTGTTTCTTTTTTTGTCTTTCTTTATTTTTCTCTCTCCAAAGTCTTCTTATTTCTTTTCCTTTTTTAGAATTACGATATGCTGCTTCTACATTTCTTCTTTCTTCTAAATTGTTCTGTCTATACAATTTACATCTATCTGTGTTAGATATATTATTTATTTCGGATCTCCCGTTTAAAGTAGCAATCATATGAATATATTCTTGTTCTAATTCTCGTGCTTCTTCTTTGGTATCTACTTCACATATTATTTTATGTCCTTTATTTATTTTTTCATATGCTTCTTCTTTATTATATTTACTTCTTATATAAGTAAAAAATTTAGAAGTATAATGTTTAGATTTTTCATTAAAGCATCTCATTCGATGTTCTTTTATTCTTCTTTTAATATCATTAGTGCATCCTATATATATTTCATCATCTATTTCAATAGCATATATTTTAAATTTCTTAGGCATTTATAGGGAAACATAATAATTAATCTTTAAATTATTTTTTTAAAGATTAATTTGTCATATCAACGGGAATTATACGTTAGGGGAAACCAATTACATTCTGGGAAACCCCACTAGGTTTGCCCCAATACCGAATCCGGCACCAGATCTGGCAGAGACAGCCATGGCGGGAACGTAAGTATCGAGGATAGAGAAAGTGGCGGCGGCGGTCAAAGCAATAAGAGCAACTTCTTCCATATTTAATGAACGTTTAGGGATGGCGTAAGCAGCAAGAGCAACCATAACACCTTCAACAAGGTATTTAACGGCTCTGCGAGCGAGTTCGCCTAAATCAAGCATATCTTTTAACATTTCAAGCATATATAATAAATAAATATAAAAAAATAATTGAGTTAAAACTACTTAAATATTAACTAATTATATATTTATATATATGATGTCTAAATTTGCCTTTAATAGAAAATTAAACGATGATGGAACTCAAAACAAGAAATATGTAGATTTATTGGATGAAGATAAGCCAATTTCTGGTCAAAAATTTGTATGTGTTAGTTTTGTAAGTCCGGAAAATATTTTGGAAGAAAAAAAACATTTCTTTTTTCAGAAATTTTTAGAAGATTTTGAAATTACTAAATCTATTGAAAAATATTCTCAATTTCTTAATTTTTTAAGTTATAAATATGATATGAATTTTGATGATGTTATGAATGATTTTCAAGAATTTATTAAATCTGAAAAATCTAGTTTTACTTATAATGATATTAAAGATGCATACAGAACTTTCTTAGATAAGAACGAAGAAGAATTAGATAATGAATTTAATACTGAAAATGCTTTCCAAACATCTACTAGAGGACTTAAAATTAGAGGATGTTATTCCACACAAGAAGAAGCTGAATTAAGATGTAGATTACTAAGAGAAGTTGATCCTAATCATAATGTTTATGTAGGACCCGTTGGTATGTGGATGCCTTGGGACCCAGAAGCATACAAAACTGGACGTGTTGAATATTTGGAAGAACAACTAAATCAATTAATGAGTGAAAAAACTAAAAATGAAGTTAAAGCTAAACAACATTTTGACCAAAGAATTCTTGAAGCAAAAAGAACAGCTATTGAAGAAAATATTAAAATTGCTACGGAAAGTGGTAATAAATTAACACAAAATATTGATAAAGATGGTAATTTATATGGAGTTAATAATACAGTAGAAGATGAATTAAATAATATGGATACTAATACACAAAAAGATGTTAATGATGTATTATTTAATACAGATAATGTTGCTACTTTAAATAAAGACAAAAAGAATTAAATTGATATTATAAATATTATATAATTTATATTATCAATAATGTCTAAAACAAAAATCAAAAAACCTAGGTGTTGTCAAAAAGGTTGTTCAAAAAAATTAAAATTAACAGATTTGAAATGTGGCAAATGTAATAAAAGATATTGTGGATTACATAGATGTGTTGCAGACCATACTTGTATTGAAATAAAGAAAGATATAAGTAATAATAAATTAGAAACTGCTCATTTTAAAAAGTTAGAGAAGTTGTAAATCAAATTAATTGTAATTACAACAATTTTTTTATTTTTTTAATCATTAATTTCTTATAATATTCAGTAAAATCTATTTCTAAATGAAACATTAATTATATTTAAAATAAATAAATATAATTTTTAATTAAAAACAAATTAGTATTTTTTAAATAATGGAAATAGAAACTATACATAAATCAATATTTAGTAAATTAGATTTTTTTATAGAAAATAAAAAAATTCCTCATATAATATTTCATGGTAATTATGGATGTGGTAAAAGAACTATCCTTCATAAATTCATGTTAAAATTATATCATAATAATTATGATTATATTAATCAATATGTAATGTATGTTAATTGTTCTCACGGAAAAGGAATTAGATTTTTTAGAGACCAATTAAAATTTTTCGCAAAAACTAATATTTTAAATAAAAAATATGAAATATTTAAATCTATTATTCTTTTTAATGCTGATAAATTAACAATTGATGCTCAATCCGCATTAAGAAGATGTATTGAAAAATATAGTCATACTACTAGATTTTTTATTATTGCTGAAAATAAAAGTAATTTATTAAAACCAATTTTATCTAGATTTTGTTGTATATTTATACCAAAACCATTTTATAATAATGAATATATAAGTTTTAATAATTATAATAAAAGTTTAAATAATGATAATTTAGATAAAAAAAATGAATGGTTAATAAAAAATATTAAATTAAAAAAAAATTATAAAACATTGAAAGATTGTAGTGATTTTTCTTTAAAATTATATGAAAAGGGATATTCCGCATTAGATATAATAAATTATATAGATTTGTATATTAATAAAAAAAAATTTGTGAAGGATAAATCATTATTATTAATGTATTTTGATAAAATTAGAAAAAATTTTAGAAATGAAAAAATTTTGATATTTAATATATTATATTTTACATTTATGCGGAAAAAGATAGATTTAGAAAATATTTTAACAATGTAAATGGATGATTATAATGTAAATGTTTTATCAGAAGCAAAAAATGAATATTCTTGTCGTCTAGTAAATATATTAACTCCCTTAGTTGTCGATGGAATTAAATCTATATTTAAAGATTCAGAAAATTTATGTATCGAAAATAATGAAGAAAATAAATATTTAATGACATTTCAGAATTTTTTATCTAGAGTTCCAAAATGGAATGAATCTATTATCAATGAAGAAACTGAAAGAATTAAAAGAACAAGTGGATGTGATTATTTAGAAGATTTATTAACTTGTGTTCATATAACACACGTCAAAATTTTAACTAGCGTTAGGGTTTCGCAACAACAGAAAAAAATAGATATTGAAGTTCCAAAATTAAATAATTTTATTCATAAAATTTATATTGAATTGGCTAGAAAAATATATAAAAATGTATATTTATTTGAAAAAAATGTATTACCTTTACAATATCAAAAAAATATGAGGGAATGTGAAATATTATGTCAAGAAAGTGTTTTAAGCGTAATAAGAAATGGAATTCCAGTTGAAAAAATAATTAGAGCATATATTGATGAAACGGTAGATGAAGAAATTGTTCATGAAGTCACTGAAAAAGAAGTTGAAAAGGAAGTTGAAAAAGAAGTTGAACCAGAAGCTACTGAACCTGAAGAACAAGAACAAATAGTCGCTAATAAAATTACATTAAATAAAGAAGAAACTCCTGAATTAGATAATAACGCATTACAAGTGGATGATGATACTTCTAATGATTCATTTGACATGAAAGCTAATATTTTAAATGATGTTAAAGAAGAATTAAAAGAAGTTATTGAAAAAGTAGTCTCTAATAATGTTAATGAAAGTATTTCAGATATATCGACTCCTAATAATACTACTATTAATGTAGATACTGCTCCATTAAACAATAATAGATTAACATTTAATAATACAGATTCTGTCTTAGATATGGGGACTAATAAAGAAAGTAATATAGAAGCACCTAAAACTATAGAAAGATTAGAAGAAATAAGTAGAATAAATGAAGCTAAAAGAAAAGCTGAAGAAGCTGAATATGACGATGATGATGAAGATGATAGTTTAAAAATTATGGATGATGATAATGTAGATTTAGGATTATTAGATATTCATGATTTAAATAAACCAGTAGAATTAAATGATGCTCCAATATTAACTGGTGTAGAAATTCTACATTAATTTGCGTTTAATATTTAATATTTTCATAATTAAAAATATTAAATGATTGATTCTAATTTTATGGTTGGCGGAATAATTTCAGTAATTTATTTTTTATTGAAATTTATTGAAATGAGATTTATTGTAAAAGAAAATAAACCTTTAAAATTATTATTTAGAGATACTTTAGTTGTATATATCGGTTCTATTTTAGGGTTGTCTGTTTATTCACAATTTAATGAATTATCTAGTGTAGCAGCACAGCCTGAAGTATTTACAAATGATCCTTCTTTTTAAATGTAAATATTTATAGAATCTATATTAATAATTTTTGTTTTTTTATTAATTTTTTTTCTTGATGTTATTAATGATTTAAATAATTCATTATTAATTTCATTCTTAGGTATATGATTATTTACTGTTCTAGCAATCATCTTGTATAATTTAAAATCTGGATATCTTTCTTCTCCATTAGTTTTGTATAAAATATTTCGATTTTTATCATCTAAACACCATTTTACTATTATTTTTGCTATTGGATTCTTTTTTATTACATCCTCTAATTCATCTAAATCTGTTATAAAATAATCAAATAATGAACAAGCTAATCTAGATAAATCAAAACTAGGATTTGGATTTAATTGAGGTTTATTAGGATTAAAATATGGTTTAAAATTATATTGAGTTGCTGCGTCGCCTGATTGTTTGAAACTATCGCTACACATTAATTTACCTTTAAAACTATAAATAGCTCTACCAAAATCTATTATTTTATAAATTCTTCCATAAGTAGGAACTTTATAGTATTTATTATCATATTTATAATATAAAAATTTTTTATCAGTTAATTCATACATTATATTATTTGTATGTAAATCATTATGTGTGAAAGCAAAACTTTTTTGATAAGTTATTAGTGTAAAAATTATTTGTGCTAGACAAGAAATCCATTCTTTTGTATTTAATGGTTTAGAATCTCCTTCTAAGAAAGAATCTAATGTATTATGAAGAGATTCCATACAAATTATTTGAACGGGAAAGTTTTTAATATTAGCTAATACTTCTTTTTCAGAAACATCACTTGAATATTCAGACATATCACTATTACTACAACTTACTATAGAATTATCATCTTCATTATCTTCATTATCTTCATTATCTTCATCATCTTCATTACTATTATTTGTATCAGAACTTCTAGAAGAACAATTACTATCTGTGCTATTTTTACTACTTTCATTAAATTTAATTTCTAAATTTTCATATATTAAATTACTATTTAACATAGCATTATGAATATTTATATTTTCTTCTGTTAAAGAAAAAGCTTTATTCAAAAGAGATTCATCTAATTTATCACATTCTAATGATATTTCTATGTTATCGTGTGATTGTAATCTAAGTCTTTTTCTATATTTTCTTGTATCGTCTTCTAATAAATCTATATCAAAATTTTCCAGTGTAAATAAAACATTTTTATTATTATGGAAAAAATCAGAAGGATAAATATAATCAATATCTTCAAAAATATTAATATTAAATTCTTTTTGAATTCCTATAAAAGAACCATAAAAATCTATACCATTTAAAAAATAATGATTATTTAATAATTGTGAAGATAGATATGAGAAAAAACTATCTACATAAGCAGTATTATTATTATCTAATAGTTTTTTATGACATTTAGATTCATTAAATAATGGTAATTCATTAATAGATATGTCTTTGTATTTTCCAACCATATATTTTATAGGGTCTAAAAGAGGTGAAAATTTAAAGAAAGATTTTTTCTTACATTTATTATCTGAAATATCTTTTACAATAATATTGTATTTATTCTTTTCTACATTACTTTTAATGTTTGATATATGATACTTGTGATTTAAATTAATATTATTGTAATTATTTTCATTTAATGAAAAGAAATTTTGATAAAGAGGGATATAATTTTGTAATTTAGTAATACTATGTTTTTCCAAGTTGCTAAATAAATTTTTATTTTTATTTTTTTTGTAATAAATATTAAACATTTCAGTTAATATTTAATATTAATAATAAAAAATTATGTTTTAAACTTATTTATTAATGCGTATCTAAAGTATATAAATGTATATTAGTATATTATATATTATGAATTTAGAATTAAAGAAATTTAATATGAAAAATATAAAATTTGATTCTCAGAAATCATCTGGTCCTGTTATTGTTTTAATTGGAAGACGTGATACAGGAAAGAGTTTCTTAGTTAGAGATTTATTATATTATCATCAAGATATTCCTATTGGAACTGTAATATCTGGAACAGAAGCAGGAAATGGATTTTATGGATCATTAGTTCCTAAATTATTTATTCATGATGAATATAATACTGCTATCATTGAAAATATACTTAAAAGACAAAAAATTGTAATAAAACAAATAAAAAAAGAAAAAGATGCTTATGGGAGGTCTAATATTGATGGAAGAGCATTTGTTATATTAGATGATTGTTTATATGATAATACCTGGTCAAGAGACAAATTAATGAGATTACTTTTTATGAATGGTCGTCATTGGAAGATTATGTTAATAATTACTATGCAATATCCATTAGGTGTTCCTCCTAATTTAAGAACAAATATTGATTATACATTTATTTTAAGGGAACCGTATTTGACAAATAGAAAAAGAATATATGAGAATTTTGCTGGTATGTTTTCTACTTTTGAATCATTTTGTCAGGTTATGGACCAATGCACAGAAAATTATGAATGTTTAGTAGTATGTAATAATTCTAAATCTAATAAATTAGAAGAACAAATATTTTGGTATAAGGCATCAGCACATAATGATTTTAGATTAGGTGCTAAAGAATTCTGGGAAATGTCCAAAAATATGGGAAGTGATGATGATGAAGATACATATGACCCTGATTCATTTAGAGGCAAAAAAGGTCCTAAAATTAATGTTAAAAAAACAAGAGGATGGTAATATTCTCTTTAAGTTTAAAAAATATATCTTTTAATAAATTATAAAAATAAAACAAGGATTTCTGTATTTTCATTGTTTTTTTTCCATCGAATTAAAATTTATCTCTCCCAAATTATTTTTAAAAAGGTAAAAAAGTTTTAAAAAAAATAAAAAATAAAAAAAATTATATTATTATAGATTTTCTATTTTAATAATATAATTATTAATTGTTATAAAATACATTAATTAAGCATAACTATTCAATGATTGTGAATATGGATTGTTGTTAAAAGCATTGAGTAATTCAGCTTGATTTCTAGAACCATTGATATTTCTCTCTCTTGTATTTTTTCCAGATAATGTTCCATAATTACCAATACTACTACTTCCTTTGGGCAAACTAGGTATCATTAATCCGGGATTTGTTGATTTGTTTCTTAGATTTGAAACATTCTGGTCTCCACTAAATATTTTTCCATTTCCAACATTATATCTATTTATTTTACTTACTACTTCTTTATTTGGATTCAAATGAGCATTATAAGCACCGTCATATGACATTACCTTTGAACTTAATGAACTTGGAACAGCATTACCTATATATTCACAATTAGTAGTATCTCTATGTTGTCCTGAAGCCTCAAAATTAGCTACAGCATATCCTTTACCATTATTTCTACCTCCATGTCTTACATATTCAACATTTTCTGTTTGTTCTTTAATAGTTGTTCTAGGTTTATCATTAGGATTCCATACTGGACCACGTTCAATACCTAACTGATTTCCTGCATTTCCAACTGGACGTTTATTAATTTCAACATTTTGTTTCAAAGTTGGTCTTAAAACATCTAATACTGGAGTTATTACTGCCCACATACCTCTTTCTACTATTCCCATTTCCTTTGTTTCCCCTGTTAAACTTCTTGAATTAGTTAGTATATTATAACCACCCTTACCATAATCACTGTCTTTCCAACCATTCTTTTTTGTAGCAACACCTTGTTGAGGAGCACATAATTGTTGTTTTTTAGCTTCTTGATAGACACCTTCTTGATATTTACCTGTATAATTAGCACTTTTATTAGCACCAAAATATTCTCTAGTGGTATCAGTTCTAGTTTCTGGTCTAAATACTTGTTCTGAACGATTAGTAGGCTTTTTCTCTAAACCAGTAGTAGTAAAATATCTATCAGAACTATTTTCATAAAATGTATCTGGTCTATTTTTTTCTAATTTACCCATTTCTCCTCTTTGACCACGAGCACCAACATGTTTTCCTAACATTTGTCCTTCAAAAGACATTTTTGGATTAGTTTTTACTCTTAAATCATCTACTGTTTTATCTTGCCATCTTTCTCTAGCAGCCATTCCTGAATTAAATCCTAAATGTCCTTCTGTTCCTTCTTTTTTATTTAATCCCGGACCAACTCGAATTTCTTCCCAAGGTTTTGTATTATTCATTTTCATAGTGACATTGCTTCTCATTCTTTCCTGAACAAAACTAGTTGTTGAAGGCATACCATGAGTCCAAGCCATATCTTTATTTGGACGAAATAATGGAGCAGATTCTCTTTTTTGAATTTGTTGGCTTCCTGTTCCTGTATAGTTATCTAAAATACTTTCATTTCTATTATCTGATGTTGATTGTGTGACATTAGAACCAAAAAATGGTTTCATATTATTATGTTGTAATTCTGCTACATTAACATTATCTCCCGTTAATGATTTAAATTGTTCCCCTTCTTTTCCATCTCCACTAATTATTTTATCCGTTACATTACTAGCTGTATTTTTTAATCCTGAGTAAGCATTTATATCTTCTTTTCCATTATAATTAGATACTGGATAATTAGATACTGGAACATTAGTATTTGTTAAAGAATTAGTATGTCTCATATTGGTTTGCTGACCATTATTACCCAATGATGCGGGCATTCCACCAAATTCTTCTCTATTTGATTTTCTGGATGTTAAATACATTAATCCTAAAGCAGCTATCGGAATTATTTCTGCCATTATATATACAATAATATATTTTCTTATTATTAATAACAAATTATATTTTTAATTTAAACAAGGAATTTTTGGTTTAAAATTATCACGCTCCAACAAACGAGTATTTAAGTTGTTTTTGAATTCCATAACTGTATTTGCCTGTGGATCCAATAATAATGGATGACTTCTATCTATCTCTTTTTCAACATATGTAAAAGCAGGATGTGATACTCGACTTTCTTCAGTTGTGCATTTAGAATGAACTGGGTAAGAAACATTAACATATGATTTTGTTATATTATGATTGTATTTATTGCTGCATCCATATTTTGATAATTTTACATTTCTATTACTTAATTTTGTTTCAATATCTATAGGATGACCCATATTTTTTGGAACATTACCACCCCATTCTCCTATACGCATTTGAGGATCACTAAATACATATGGATTCGCTCCCCATCCTGGTTTATTCAACATATATCTGCCTGGTCCTGTAGATTCTTGTAATTTTTTCTTTACACGACAATCATCGTAATTAAATCTAGTAAATGACATTTATTATATATAATATTATATAATAAATTTACTTAACTTATTTCACCTAAATATCTGTGCTTTTAATTAATTACTTTCTAAAGCTGATACTCTTTCTAGTAGGCTAGTTAATTGTGTTTCTAAATTAGTTATTTTTGTATTTGCTGTATTTAATTTTTGATTTATTTCATCATTTTCTAATAATAAATCATCTATTAAAGCTTGTGATTGTTCTAATTTAGTTTTTTCTTGTTGTTGTATTCTATCTATTTCCTGTGTCGCTGAGAAATTAAGAGAAAATAATTTATTTTTTTTTAAATAATGAAAATCATTAATTTCTTTACCATATAAAAATATGTAATCCCACTTTGCTTCAAATATAAATGATTTTGGGTCATTTTCTAAAGATGACACTTTTTTTTCACATTCATCATTTCCAGATATATCATTTGACACATAAAATTTATATATAATATTTCCACTATTATCACTTAAATCATTTATTGTTAATTTATATTTATATTGTGTAATATCATTTCCACTTTCATCATATATTTTATTTTCTATAATATTATCACTCGAATCATATTTTAATTCCAACCACGAATAATCTTCTAGTGTTCTCATTTCATTTGGAATAATACCTATATCCATAGAAACAGCCATGGGCATATGTTCTTTTACTTGTTGAGCGATAAATCCAATGGTTGAACCCGAACGTCTCTCAATTGGATCTATATATTCATAATAAACACAACTTATATCTCTTACCAGTTGTAAAGCTATATTATCAGAAACATCTCTTATATTTTGTTTTATTCTTTTATCACTACCTGTGGAAAGAGAACCAATAGCACGTATGCCATAATCGCAAAAAATACTAACATTTTCATAGTCACTAGATGAATTTGACCAAGTTAGAACTCCGCTGCTATTATTAACGTACCTATACCTCCAGTACGTTCCACTACTTGTAACTACGCTGTAGTTGGCGTATGCTCGTGCATAACCCCATACTTCAAGAGGAAACCGTGGATTAAGAGTTCCGATACCGACGTTGCCTGACCTAGTTATTATCATTTTTGTTCTTTGTTTTGGCTCGAAGGAATTATCATTATTATCTCCTAATACAAACCCTATTGCTGTATAATACTTATTTACTGCTTCTGAATTCCAATATCCCATCATTATTCCACAAGGAGAATAATAGTTAGAATCGTATGCGGAATTAGGACTTATTTTTATCTTGTCTACATTATTAGTTGTATTATAGGCATTTGTCCATTTATATCCAAATCCAATCATTCCAGCTGCGTATCCGCTTCTACTTCCTATAGTAAAACTATTAACAGTGCCAACATTACTTTTAATTTCTAATGTATCAATTGGACTAGTAGTGCCAATACCTACATTCCCATCATCCCGAAGCGACATTATTGTAGTTGGAGTAGTGTATGCATCAGTAGTTTTACCTGAAGTTTTAAAATCAAC